CTCATGAACAACATGGCCATCGCCTCGGGTCCGCAGGTCATGGTGAATGACAGCAAGCTGTCTTCCGGCGAGGACGCCGACGACATGTATCCGTGGAAGCGCTGGCACTTCGAGGACGATCCGGTGAATGGGACCGCGCAGGTGCCGATCAGCTTCTTCCAGCCGAACTCCATCGCGCAGGAGCTGCTGACCGTTTACGACAAGCTGAACGCAATGGCTGACGACATGAGCGCGATCCCGCGCTACCTGCAGGGGCAGAGCGCCGGCGGTGCCGGCCGTACCAGCTCGGGCCTTGCCATGCTCATGGGCAACGCGTCGAAAATACTTCAGGCGGTCGCTGCCAATATTGACCGCGACGTGTTCGATCCGCTACTGACAGCGCTGTACGACATCATCATGATGACGGACAACTCGGGGCTCCTGACCGGCGAAGAGAGCGTGCGGGTCATGGGCGTGACGGTCGCGATCCAGCGCGAGACGCAGCGCAGCCGCCAGCTCGAGTTCCTGCAGATCACGGCGAACCCCATCGACACGGCCATCATGGGCCCCGAAGGGCGCGCACAGGTCCTCAGGACTGTATCGGAAGGCATCGGCATGCCGGGGGCGGAGATCATCCCGTCCGACGACGTGCTCAAGGAACGCCAGCAGCAGGCGTCTCAGGCGGCTCAGGCCGCTGCGCAGGCTCAGGGCAATCAGGCACCGAAAGGTGGAAACGTCACTGGAGACGCGGGCCCACGGGTCAACATCACCGGTGGTCCCCAGTAACAGGAGAGAAGAAACATGGCAGGTAAGTCGAAGGTCATCAGCTCGAGCAAGCCGGCGTTCGCAAAGGGCGGCAGCGGCCATATGTTCGGCAAGCAGAGCGCCGGGCCGAAATCCCCGGGCGTAAGCCACAAGGCCCAGAGCGGCAGCGGTGGCAAGTGGGCCAAGGGCGGCAGCGGCAAGATGTTCGGCAAACAGAGCGCCGGCACCCGCACTCCCGGAAAGTCGGGCAAGTAGCATGGCGAAGAACCCGTTCGGAAGTAAGCAGGCCCCCGCCTTCTCGAAGGGCGGCAAAGGCGGCAAGGGCTCGGAGATGAAGAAGTTTCCGGCGAAGAAGGGCGGCATGTCTGGCGACAAGCCCGGCGTCCGCAAGGCCCTCAAAGGAAAGTGCTGACATGGCAACCCCGAAGTCGAAGTCCAGTCTAATGCTCGGCAGTAAGATGCCGAAGGGTAAGCTCGGGGCTTCGACTTCAGGGGCCAAGTCTCCCTTGCTCAAAGGTGTGAAGCAGCACAAGGGCAAAGGCTCGCAGATCACCGACTTCTCCGGTGCAGTGCCCTCGTTTGGAATGACAGGACTGACCGGTGAAAGTTAGCCACCACAAGGGCAAGGGTGCCCAACGAATTTTTCCGGGGCGTGGCGCGCTTAACGATCTCGTTAAGAAGCGACCCTCCATCAATAGCTACGCGAAGGCCACTCCGAATGTCGTGCGGAACGGCCCCAACGTAGTGGGTAAGAAGCCGTGAGCATCACGCCTCCGAAACCCAAGGACGAGCTCCAAGCTGTTGCCGCCCGCTTGTCGAGGGCCGCGCCGGAAACTTGGCAGGCGTTCATCAAGGCCTTCGACGTGTACAGAGCTGAAGCTTTTGATCAGTGTGTACAAGCGCCGGCCGACAAGGTATTGAAAGCACAGGGACGGGCACAGCAATGCGTTGATCTCTTCTCCCTGTTCAGCACAGCTCATAAACAGCAATAGGAGACTACGACTATGGGTACCAACAGCCCGTACTTCCCCAACAACGTCCTCTCCGACGTGGAAGCCATTGTCTACCTCGGAGCAATGGTCGCGGCGTTGAAGGGCAACACCTACCTCACCAAGGCCGGTGCCGGTCCCTTCACCCTGACGGGTGCGGAAATGATCGGCACCATCGTCGAGTATAGCGGTAGCACCACGGCTGTCGCCGTGACCACCGCAACCGCCGCGCAGATCGTCGCTGCCATGCAGGCGGCCGATGCGAACGCCGGCGTCGGCTCGACCACTGTGTTTGGCATCGTGAACGATAACACGGCGTCCGGCGCGATCACGCTCACCGGCGGTACCGGTGTGACGCTGGTTGGTCCGGGTACGACCGAAGGCAACATCGCGATCACCACCATTCGTCGGTATCAGATCAAAATCCTGACCCTGACCACGGTGAGCTTGACTGTCATCGGCAACTAGTACTAGCTTGGTTGCGTCCATCCACCCCCCTCGGATGCTTGGACGTTTCCTCCCAGACTTACCCCGGGGCGCACACCCCGGGGTTTTTTGTAACCGCTGGCCTAACACCCAGCCACACCGTCCGCACCGCCTAGCCGTGCCGACAAGGAGAGCAAGATGGTCACTAAGGTCTCTGATCTGAAAGGTAACAACCGCCCAGTCGATCCTGACGTCGTAATGCCCGAAGCAGTCCGCCGCGCCGCAGAGCGCTCCGAAGCAGCCCAGCGTGCAGCCTACCCAGATCAGGTGCAGCCGGAGCCGAAGATGGCCCAGCCGGCCACCACCAAAGACGGCATTACCATTGTGGAAAACCCACAACCGGAACCTCAGCCGCAGCCTCAGCCTCAGCCCGAACCCCAGCCTCAGCCTCAGCCAGAACCGCGCCCACAGCCGCAAGCTGTTACCCCTCAGGGTAACGATGCGGAGACGTGGGAGCAGCGCTATCGCTCCGCGGAAGGCCGCCGCGTGAAGCTGGAGCAGCAGCTTGCCAATGCAGTCGACCGCATGGGTGCTATGGAGCAGATGCTGCAGGACCTCAAGAACGCACCGCCGCCGGTGGCTACCCCGGCCACGCCTTCAAGGCTGATCACCTCCGAGGAGGAAGAACAGATCGGTCCCGAGATGCTCGACATCATGGGTCGGCGCGCGCGGGAGATCGTGTCTCCTGAAGTCGCTGAGCTCAAGGCGACCGTGTCGCGATTGGAGAGCATGCTGAACGGCACCGTGAAGCAAACCAAGCAGACTGCTCAGCAGGCCATGCACGCTGAGCTTAGCGCCAAAATCCCGAACTGGCAGGAGATAAACCAGCTCAACGAATTCAAAGCATGGTTGGCCTTGCCAGACCCGTATTCTGGTGCTACTCGTCACAGTATGCTTTTGTCAGCGTACGCGGAGAACGACACTCCCCGTGTTCTGGCTTTCTTCCGAGGCTTCGTTTCTGAATTGGCTGCCACGACCCCCGCTGACGAACCAGCACTTGTTCCGGCCGCTGCCCAACAGCCGCCGAAACCCGGACTGGAAAGCCTAGCGGCACCGGGCAGAGCCAGAACTCCGGCACAGACCAATGTCCCGGCTGAGAAGCAGATCATCACCACGGCCGACGTCAACGCTTTCTATGCCGCCAAGCGGCGTGGAGAGTACGCTGGACGCGAAGCAGAGTTCGCAGCCGCAGAAGCGGAGCTCTTCCTAGCGCAGCGTGAGGGACGCGTCCGGGCTAGCTAACCCCACATCTCAGCAAGAAGGGCGAAACGCACATGCCGTTTCCTGTCGCATCAGGGGTCACCACCCCTCCGATCTACCCCGCGGGTACCGCGGGCAACGGCCTCTCCGGTACCGGCTACATCCCGGAAATCTGGAGTGGCAAGCTCATCGAGAAGTTCTATGCGTCCACCGTTCTGGCCGCTATCTCGAACACGGACTACGAAGGCGAAATCAAGGGCCATGGCGACAAGGTCAATATCCGGACCAAGCCGACCATCACCATCCGCGCCTACCTCGCCGACGCAGCGCTGGAGCTTGAGCGCCCGCAAGGCAACCGCGTTGTCCTGAACATCGATCAGGGCAATTACTTCAACACCATCCTCGATGACGTGATGAAGGTTCAGTCCGACATCTCGCTCATGTCGATGTGGTCGGAGGACGCCGCGGAGCAGATGAAGATCGTGATCGACCGGGCCGTTCTGCTCGGCATCAAAGATCAGGCTGCTGCCGCAAACCGTGGTCTGACTGCCGGCGCGATCACCGGCATGCTGAACCTCGGCGTTACCGGTACCCCGCTGTCCGTCGTCTCGT